CGTAAAATTTATTTTGGGAAAAGCGAACCTGATGGAATTATAGAAAGACCGCTCAGGGCAATGACCATGCAAGGGCCGAGGGTAACATTGGCAAGATCTGATTTTATAGCCGCAGGCACGCGGCTCAGATTCGTACTGAAATGGTTTAATGGAAAAGATATAAATGAAAAAATCATTAGGGAATGTCTTGCATATGGAGAATTGCAGGGACTTGGTCAGTTCCGCAATGGCTCTTATGGAAGATTTAAAGTTTTGGAGTCTGTAAAGTAGTGGTACCGTACAGTTTCGTACAGTAAGGGTTTGGTAGAGTAAAGTTCAGTGAGGTGCTGTGCCGGTAATGTGTTGTGGAGTCCTGTGTCGGTGTTGTGTTGTACAGTGGGGTTTAGTGACGTGCTGTTTTGGTATTGTTTTGTTTAGTATTGTTTAGTGACGTGCTGTTGATGTAAAGGTATGGTTCGGTAACTTTTAACCCTCTTTTTGAGAGGCAAATAGAAGCCCGATGGTTCGTTAGAGATAACGAGCTATCGGGCTTTTTTTTTGGGAAAAATCATGACACTGCAGGAACTTCAAATAAAAGTAGAGGAATTTAAAAAGAAAGGATATGACGATTTTCCAATTTATTGCAATTCCTTTGCACAGGCAACAAAAACAATGAAGGAAAACTATTCAAATGCAAATGTAAGTGAATATGAAAAGGCAAAGCAATCGTTAGAAAAATATATCCAGTCAAAAGATGCAGAGGCAAGCGGAGAAATAATATTCAAGGGCATTCCCGAGGCTCTCGGATACCTCAAAGGGGAAAACTGGAAAATCTCACAGGCAAAATTCTATGACGATGTGAGATTTATTAAAAGGCAGAAGGACGGCAGTTTCACAAAAAAAGAGGTTGATAAATATGCTACACAGTTTCTTCAAAAAAGGGATGGCTCGGATATAGAGATAGATCCTCTTGAAAAACTAAAAGAAGAAACACGGTTCACAAAAGAGAGGGCGGATAAGGTTGCATTTGAAAATGAGATTGCAAGAGGGAATTATATTCTCAAATCAGATGCAGAGCAGCAGTTATCGGCACGGGCTGCCTTTCTAAAATCAGGAATACAGGGATTCTTTCACAGCATGTCGGCAAGATTAATTGAGCTTGCTGAAGGTAAGCCTGAAAAGGGACCAGATGTCCTTAATTTTTGTTTGAGGGAAGTAGAGGAGTTATTTCATCATTACAGTAAGCCTCTTGTTTTTGAAATTGCGAAGGTAACTACAGATGAATATACAAACTAATTCTGAAAAAATGGATTCCCGCTTACTGCCTGCGGGAATGACAGCAGGGGGATTGTTTTTGCCTTTTACCTTTTACCCCGGCGAAAGGCGTGTCTTTGAAAAAAAGGAGCAATTGACTGTCAGTCAATGGGCGGAGAAATACAGGATTGTCCCGATAGGAGCTCACAGGGGACCGTGGCGGAATGACATATCCCCTCACCTTGTGCAAATTATGGATACATGGGCGCTGCCTCACATCCGTGAAGTAATCATCTGTAAGGCTCCACAGACAGGCGGGACAGAGGTTATGAATAATTGTGCTGCTTATGCGATGGATAGAAACCCATCCACAATGATGTTTATCATGCCTTCGGAGGCAATAGCCAAGAAGGTGAACTCGGACAGAATCATTCCCATGATTGAACAATCCCATGCCCTGCAAAAACTTATATCACCAAATCCTGACGATTTAGCAAAACTCAAAATCAAGCTCAATAACGGAACAATTGTTTATATGGCGTGGTCAAACTCATCCGCTGCCCTTGCCACATTCCCGATTAAATATCTTTTTTTTGATGAGACGGATAAATACCCGCCTTTTGTGGGGAAGGAATCAGACCCTATTACGCTTGGTGAAAAGAGGGCAAGGACTTTCAGACACACTTATAAAATCTTTAAAGTCTCAACACCTACAAGGGAAGATGGACATATCTGGAAGGCATTACAGAGTGCTGACATTCTGTATAAATATTATGTCCTATGTCCTCATTGCAAAACTGAACAGCTTATGGTTTTTGACAATCTTAAATGTCCGGAGGGAGAAATTACCCCTGAGCAAATACGAAGGGAGAATATTGCATATTATGAATGTCCGAATTGTAAATCTCATTGGACAGACATTCAGAGGGATAAGGCGGTTCGTGCAGGCGGATGGAAAAAGGAAAAAGGGGAGAATATTGCCAGACCCCGCTCAGTAGCATTTCACCTTCCATCGTGGATAAGTCCAGATGTATCACTCAGCGAAATTGCCGCCGCATACCTTTTATCAAAAACAGATAAGTCGAAGCTCATAGACTTTTACAATGATTATCTTGCCGAGCCGTTTGTTGAATCACAACAGGGAGATAGTCTTAAAGAAGATGACCTCTATAAGAGAAGATATTGTTTCACCCCTGAAAAGGCATCATGGCAGGTGCCTATGTCAGCCTGTATTCTTTCAGCCTTTGCGGATGTCCAGGCGAATCGTATAGAGGTTTGTGTTGTTGCATGGGGGCAGGGATTTCAAAGCTGGATAATAGAGAGGGTCCAATTACCCGGCGATACCACACAACCCCAAGTGTGGGGAGACCTTGATAGATATTTGTTGAAAGAGTGGCAGCATGAGAGCGGGGCAAAATTAAAGATTGTAACGGCAGGGATAGACTCAGGCTACCTTGCGCCTGATGTGTATAGGTTTGTCCGCCCTCGCCAGCTTGGACGCAGGATATATGCAACTAAGGGATCATCAACAGTTGGTAAGCCCCTTATTTCCATAACAGATCCCCGAAAGAAAAAAGGGAAAGACAAAAACAGAGTAACGCTGATAATTATAGGGACAGAGACGGCGAAAGATACAATCTTTGCCCGTCTGCAGATAGAAGACCATGGACCCGGCTATGTTCATTTTTCCGAATCCCTCGATTACGATTTTTTTAAACAGCTTTGTTCAGAACAGTGTTTGACAAAGTATAGTAAGGGAAGACCGTATAGAGTTTGGGAGAAGAAAAGAACAGACGCAAGAAACGAGGCATTAGATTTATTTGTAGGTAATCTGGCAGTCATAGAATTATTGAATCCGAATTTTGAAGTGGTCGGCAAAAATCTAAAAAGAGAAATTCAGGCGGCAGAAAAACCGCAGACTGATAAGCAGCAGCCTGTTAAAAAGTCATTCCATATAAAAAAGAGGGGTGGTTCATGGGTGAAGGGTTGGAAATAAATGGATTACCTGAGAGGGAATTATTAAGACCCGATGAGGTAGCAAAATATTTTTCAGTAAGCGAAAGGACAATACGGAGATGGTGCATTGAAGAAAGGCTGAAATACTGCAAGCCTAACGGCATCTTGAGAATATTCAGGGTATCGGTCATAGAGCTTGTTGAAAAAACTCAAAACGCACATATAGAGACAATTGAAGAAGTAGAGACAAAAATAAAAAAAGTATTCAAACCCTCCCTGCAAAAATCAAGAGGATGGATCAAAACTTGGTAAAAATACCCTGACATTGGGGACATTAGATGACATTTGGGACATCTGTGCCTATGCTTTGAATCTCCATTCAGAATAAAATATCTGCACTATGGCAGATATTCCTTCAACAGAACCTTCTGAAATTGTAGCAGGCGATACTCTCAAATTCAAAAAGTCCCTCTCTGATTATCCCGCCACCATATGGACTCTCACCTATTATCTCCTCAAATCTGGAACTCAAATCACCTTCAGCGGAACGGCTGATGGCACAGACCATCTCATTAATGTTGCAAACACCACAACAGCAGGCTGGACAGCAGGCATATACAAATACGAATCCTATATCTCAAAGACGGGCGAGAGATACGAAATTTCAAGCGGCACGATTGAAGTAAAGCCTAACCTTGCAACACAAACATCAGGCTATGACACCCGAAGCCATGCTAAAAAGGTTTTGGATGCACTTGAGTCTTTACTGGAAGGCAAGGCGTCTCGTGATGTTATGCAAATAACCATTAACGGACAGAGCATTTCAAAGCTCACGCCGGATGAGTTACGCAAGTGGCGAAATGAGTATAGGAGTCAATATCAGGCAGAGATTGAAAAGGAAAATATCAAAAATGGCAAACCTTCAAAACGCAGGATATTAACGAGGTTATGAAAATATTTAAACCAATTTTTAAATCTATTACCTCTTTCATTGTCTTTTTAAAATCTACATTTGATTTGAGAGATTATTTTGTTTTTGGCGGGATTTTATCTATTGCTGCAGGCGTATGGCTGATTTATATGCCTGCTGCGCTGATTGTTTTTGGATGTATGTTTTTTTGGCTCGGTGTTAGGAGAATTAAATAATGGGAATTTTAGCAGCACTTGAAAATCACCCCAGATATTATCATCCGCCGGTTATAAGAAACTCGTATCAAGCGGGGCTTATTGACAGATTGACTGCCTCTTTTTCGTCAGCGAGCCTTTCAGCAGACAGGGAAGTCCTTGCATCGCTAAAAGTTATGAAGGGAAGGTCCCGCAATCTTTCAATGAATAACGTTTATATGCGGAAGTTTCTTGAATCATTGGTAGTTAATATAATCGGACATGAAGGCATAATATTACAGAATCAGGCAAAGGATGAAAATGGAAAATTCGATCAGGATGCAAATAAGCTGATTGAAAATAATTGGCAGGAATACGGCGAAGAAGGGATTTGTGATATTACAGGCGAATTGTCGATGCATGAATTGTTATCGCTCGGACTTAAATCAACGGCAAGAGACGGTAGTGTCTTAATAAAAATTGTGAGGGGATGGAAAGAGAATAAATATCGGTTTGCTTTACAGCTTATAGAATCTGATTTATTGGATGAAAATTATAATAGGGAGCTTTCAAACGGCAACAAAATAATTATGGGAGTTGAAAAGGATAGATATGGCAGGCGTATTGCCTATCATCTACTGACAAAACATCCGGGTGATTATTCTTTTTCAGGCATAAATTATGAAATTGTGCCAGCATCCGAAATTCTTCCTGTTTTTAATATGGAGAGAATAGGGCAGACGCTGGGCGTTCCATGGGCTTATGCCTCAATGCTCATGCTCAATAACATCGGTGCATATACAGATGCGGCAATCATTAATGCACGGGTCGGCGCAAGTAAGATGCAGTCTATCATCATGAGTGAAGGCACGGAATATGAAGGAGACTCAAAAGACGCATACGGCAACATACAGGATGAAGTAGAACCGGGCATGAGGGAAGTGCTTCCGCCAGGCACAACTATTCACGACACAAACCCTGCCTATCCAAATGGCGAATTCTCCGAGTTTAATCGGGCAATGCTAAGAGGCTCATCCGCAGGGCTTCTTATGGCATACAGCTCAATCTCTAATGATTTATCAGATGTGAATTTTTCAAGCATCCGCTCAGGCAAAATTGACGAGCGGGATATATATAAATTTATACAGAAATGGTATATCCGAAAAACTGTCAAAAAGATATATCCATTATGGCTGGACACAAGTTTGATGGTGGGGGCTATTAAATTTAATTCAGGCAAGACTTTGCCTTATACAAAATTCGATAAATTCAATGCAGCGACATGGCAGCCGAGGGGCTTTGACTGGGTTGCTCCGAAAGATGACATTGAGGCGGACATGATAGCGGTCAATTTCGGGCTTAAAACACGGACAGAGGTGGCGGCAGAAAGAGGCAAAGATTTGAGAGATATTTTTGAACAATTAAAACGAGAGCAAGAGATGGCAGATGAATATGATCTTGTTTTTACAACGAGCAAGATGGAGGCGGCAGCTAATGCGGCTAATGACACCATGCCACAGAAAAAACAAAAAGGAGGCGAAGAACAATGAAAAAATATTGGAAAATCACAAACAAGGCATCAAAGACAGCAGAAATTCTAATCTATGAGCAAATCGGGGAAAGTTTCTTTACTGAAGGACTCGGCGCAAAACAATTTATAGAAGACCTCAGAGCGCTTGGTGACATAGAGAACATAGACATCAGAATCAATTCCCCCGGCGGCTCAGTATTTGAAGGGCTTGCAATTTATAACACCCTCAAGACTCACAAGGCAAAAAAGACTGTTTATATTGACGGTGTGTCTGCATCAATCGCATCCGCAATCGCGATGGCAGGGGATAAAGTCATCATGCCGGAGAACGCACTCATGATGATTCACGACCCTCATGCCCTTGCTATGGGAGATGCGGAGACATTAAGAAAAATGGCAGATACACTTGACAAAACAGCGGAGAGTCTTGTTTCTATTTACAAGGACAAATGCGGAAAAACCGAAAACGAAATCAGAGAGAAGATGAAGGCAGAGACATGGTTTTCCGCTCAGGAGGCAATAAAATTCGGCATCTGTGATGAATCCACAGAGGCAATGAAAATGGCGGCACACTTCGATTATTCGAAGTTTTTTAATACACCCAAAGTGCTTCTTAATCATGCAGAGGCTAAAGCAGGAGCGATGCACAATGCCGGGGACGGCGTTCCGTGTAATGACGGTGGGAACTGTCAAGCGAATGCAAATAAGAAAACTGCAGGAATAGAAGTTATAACCAATAAGGAGGCAGTCATGAACAAATGTTCACATTGTGGCACAGAGTTGGC